ATGACGCCAGTTCGGCGCTGATTTGCGCGAGCCATGCTTCGCCGTGTGGGGCAATGTCGCGCGCGAGGCGGCTGCCCATGTCGTCCGGCGTGTCTGCCGGCGCACTTTCGGCAAAATCGTGGGCTTCGCCGTCTGCCGCCTCCGGCAGGGCGCTGGCGGCGGGCATTGCCTCCCACGCGCCGCCAAAGTCCTGCTCCAGTTGTGCCTGGGTCGGGCGGTAGCCGAGCGCGGCAATTTTGGCGTAGGTGTCGGCCAGTTTTTGCAGGTCTTTGGTTTCTTCGGTGCGCAGCCACAGTTTGGGCGGTCGCGCGTTGGGGAAGTTCCATTCGGTCAGCCATACCGCTATCGTCTCGTTAAAGGAGGCGCAGAGCAGGTCGGCATCGGCCTTGACGATGTCGTCTTTGACTTCGTCCTGTATTTCCGCCTTGTATTGCCCGCCGACCGCCTGCGAGGTCATCACCTGTCCCAGTACTACCAGCGCAATCGCCTCGTCCATGTATTCGCACAGTTTGGCGTAGTCGGTGGTGCCTGCCTCGCCCTTGAGCAGCTCAATGGTGGCGCCGAGCGGGGTGACGGTGGCGGCGGCGTTCTTGATGGCGGTGAGCGCAGCGAGCAGTTGCTGTTTGTCGGCGTCGGCGGTGGGTGAGCGCGGGTCGTACTGGCCATGCGGCACGGATGTCGCCGCCTTTTCGTTGCCGACCAGCCAGAATTTGACGTTGGATTTTTTGAACAGCACCGGCCAGTAGAGGAAGTGCGCCAGCCCCAGGCCGTAGGGGTTGTCGGTGGTGTCGCCGCCTGCGGAAAATGTCCAGAATTTGCGCGGCGGCATCACTTCATCGGCGCCGTTGCCGGTGTAGATGAGCTGTTTTTGCAGGTCGTATTTGAATTTGCCCCGGTCGCGGACGAGGACGTTGTCCAGCACTACTTTGCCGTCCTCAATGCCCCACATCACTTCGCCGACCGCCATGCCGTAAAACACGCCCCAGTGCATCGCTTTCAGCACCGCGTCAAAGTTGAGGCGTTGCAGTTGTGCGGCGACAAATTCCGCTGCCTCGACGTCGGCGGCGTTGTCCGGGTCGTGCGGCAAGACTTGCCGCTCCAGTTTGGTCAGCGCCGTTTGCCGCTGCGCCCAGACGCCGCTGACGGTGGTGTCGGTCAGGAGGTCGCGGTAGCCGTTCGGGTCGCCGCCGAGGCGTTGGGTGAGCAGGGTGTCGAGCTGTTCGATTTCGGTGAGGTTGCGTTCTACCGCGACTTCTTGCGACGCGGCAGTTGGGCGGGCGAGGGTTTTGGAGTTGGGTGTGGTCATAGTTAGTAATCCAGATAGGCAGGCTTGGTGTAGCCGTCCTCAATGGCGACGGTTACGGGCAGGGCGGTATTGCTGCGGCTGGCGGCGTAGGCGAGGCAGAGGGCGATGGCGGCGTCGCCGTGGCGCTCGCCCGCTTTGCCGCTGCGCCGTCCCAGTTTGATGACGCCGTCGATGCGCTCCAGCGCGCGCAGGTCGTCGATGATGTCGGCGTCTTTGGGGATGCGTAGCGCGTCATCTTCCAGTGCTGCCACCAGCGGCGGCATATGCTCGCTGTACCAGGCGTTGGAGAGTTTGATTTGTGCGACGCGGTTGCCGTAGCGGTCGTGTGCGGCCTCGGCGAGGTACTCGCCGTTGCCGCTTGCGTCAAACCACGCCGCAGTCAGGCGGGGCAGGCGGTCGAGCAGGTAATAGACGATTTGCCGCTGTTGCGCGTGCGGGATGTTGCGCAACTCGACCGCAAACGGCACATGGCGGCGGGTATCGGCGGCGATTTGCAGCGGCACCAGTACCGAGAGGTCGCCGTGCCGCGCGAAGTCCATGCCAAAGACGTGTTCGCGCGTGCCGTCTAGCGTGGCCAGCAACGGGCGCAATTCGCGCTCGCACCAGTCGGCGATATCGGCCGAGCGCAGCTCTGCCGGGTATTCTGCCCAGCCGTCGGGCTGGGCAAGGCGCAGGATGGGGACGGGGTCGGCACGCAGCTCCAGCAAGCCGCGTGACAGCACCGCGCCGCCGCTGTTGGAGGGGATAACGCGCAGCTCCTCATCGGCATCTGCGCCGTATTGGTCGTAGATGCCCGCCACCCACGCCGCCTCCCCCGCCGCTGTCCACTCCATGCCGCGCACTTGGCAAATGCGCTGGTAGAGGCCTTGTGCGACCGCCTCGTCGAAGGTGGTACGGTGCAGGGCATAGGGTTTGCGCCCAGCGCGGATGTCCTGACAAAGCTGATTGAAGGGGTTATCGACGCCGTCGTGCGTGCTGATGATGGCAACCTTGCCGCCCCACATGAGCAGCGCCATCGCCGCTTTCAAAAGCTCGTCGAGCTGCTCGTGGAAGGCAGCCTCGTCGATGATGACGTAGCCCTGTTTGCCGCGCAGGTTGGAGGGGCGCGACGATAAGGCGGTGATGCGGTAGCCCGACGCGCAGCGGATGACAAAGGTGAGGATGTCTTTGTCGCCGTCGTTGAGGATTTCTTCGCTGACCGCCTCGGCGACCAGCTGGTAATGGCCAATCCAGTCGGCGCTGTCGCGGATAAATTCTTCGGCCATATCCTTGTTGTAGCCGATATACCAGACGTCCATGCCGGAGGCGGCCGCCGCCACCAAGGCCGCCTCGGCGGCGGTGGACCAGCTGATGCCGATGCGGCGCGATTTTTCATATACGCGCACCGGGGTTGGGTCGTTAATCCATTGCATTTGGTAGGGCAGGAGGACACCAGCCATCTCAGCCCCCCAAGATGCGCTGCTTGATGAGTTCGACTGCCTCGTCGGATAGCCCTTGCGATTTGGCGGTGGCCTCGACGTCGGCGGCGGCACGCGCCAAGGCGGCCTGCTCGATTTCGCGCTGGCGTTTGTCGTTAATCGTGGATGCGCGCTCCAGCTTCTCAATCGCCTGCGCCAAGTCTTTCAAAAGACCAGGGTGCGCCGGTTCTTCGTCTTCCGATAATTGCAACGCGGTTTCAAAGGCGAGGTTACGCACCAGCTCGTTCAGCAGCGCCCCGACCTTGCCTTGTGGCTGGTTACCAAAGCGGGCAATCCACATGTCGGCAATCTCGCGCGATTGCTGGATTTTCGCGCCAACCTCGCTCATTTTCAGCGCATAGCGGTTGACCGCGCTCTTGCTGCGCGGCTTTTCGCCCAGCTCGGCGAGGACAGCGTTTAAGCGCTCGGTCGCCTCCAGCTGGGTGATGGCCGGGTCGCGCAGCCAGCCCTGCAACTGTTCCAAGAGCGCAGGCGGCAACGTCTTGATGCTGTTTGCCGCCATCAGCGACGCGCCTCAATGTCGCGCAGTTCGGACGGGCGCAGGTCACGGATGCCATGCGCCCGCGCTTTGCCACGCGCGATTTCAAGGCCGCGGTCGGTCAATGTCACCATCGTCAGGTTCGGCGACGGATGGCTGCGGCTGATATAGCCCTGTTCTTCCAGCCAGCCGATTTCGGTTTGCAGCTGGTCGTAGGTGATGTTCTGCCCGGTTTGTTCCAGGCAGAGGTCGAGCATATCGAGCGACAGGCGATAGTCGCTGTCGTATTCAAGCAGGCTCAATATGGCGCGGCGGCGGTAAGCGCGCACGGCGTCTTGCATCATGATTTGTCTCCTTTCAAGAGCACTTCGAGGATGAGTTTGCTGGTGTCATTGACACCATCGAGCGCCCCCTCCATCTTGTGCAGGGTCTCCGCCTGCCGGTCGAGGCGCTTGTGGATGTTGCCGATGGCTTCCCGGTTCGGCAGGTGCTCGAGGCGCGTTTCCAGTTCGGTCAGGCGGTTTTTGACCTGGCCGAGTTCTTCGGTCGCCTTGTCTTCCAGCGCGGCAATGCGGCTGGCATTCGCCTTGTGTTTCGAGAGTATCCAGACGTAGATGGTGATGCCGACGGTAAATGTGGTCTGGATAATGTCAAAAATAAACTTCCATAACGGGATGTTAGGGCTTCCCACGGTGTCTCCTTTCGTAGATTTCCTGGCATTCGCGGCAGCGGATGGCGGCGGGGTTGGCGGCGCGCCGCGCAGCGGGTATCGGCTCGCCGCAATCCGCGCACTCCGCCTGTCCGGCCTGCTGTTGCGCCGCCTGAATGCGGGCAAGCGCGTTGGCAGTGGTCGCCTCGATTAGCGCTGCGGCGCGGTCGGCCTCGTCCATTGCTCGCTCCATTGGCGGATGACCGTAAGGCGCGCGTTGCAGGTGGTGAGCGCCTGATGCTGCTCGATGAGGTAGCGGGCGACATCGCGCTGCGTCGCGCGCTGCGGGTCGGGTTTTTCGGGGGTGACAACCGGCGCGGTGAGGCCGGTCGGCACGGCGATGGGGTGGTAGCGCGGGATGTCGCGCGCGCAGGCGGTGAGACTGATGGCAAGCAGCAGGGCAATGGCTCTCATGGCAAATCCTCCAGCGCTTGCCGCAATACCGGCGCCACCGGGGCATCGTCATGCGCCGGGGCTTGTTGCACGCGGTGGATGGCGGGGCGGTATTGCGTCGCTATTTGCGACGTGGTTGCGATTAACGCCTGATAAGCCGCATCGGCGGCGGCGTACTCATCGGCAAGCGCCTTGTTGGCGGCGGTGAGTGCTGCCACCGTCGCCTGCTCGCTCGCAAGCTGTCCGCGTAGGCGGTGGATATAACCGCCGAGGGTGGCGATGATGCCCGTGGCAATCAGGACGGCGGTCAGCGTGCGCATACCATCCCCCCGCCCCAATCGCGATAGAGCGCCTGATGCTGGTAGATGATGGCGCGCGGGTAGCCGCGGTTCTCGGCAATCGCCCATTTGGCACGGCGGCTGTAGCGCTCGACATTGCCCCACCAGCGCAGCGGGTCGGCGCCGCGCTGGGCGGCAAGGCGCTGGTCACGTTGCAACCAGCCGAGGCCGCCGTTATACGCCGAGAGCGTCATCGCCCAGCGCTCGCAGTCATTGGCTGCACGGATGCGCTGATAGAGGTGGTGGTCGTAGGTAACGAGCGCACGGATCGCCCAGCGCGGATCAAAGGCATTGCCGACGGCAAGCGCCTGCGGATAGGCCGCTTTAATCCACGCTTCGGTGTCCGGGGTAAATTGGGCAAGGCCGCCGGCAAAGCGGGAGCGCGCGCCCTTGCGCCACAAACTCTCTTGATGGATTTGCCCGGCCATGACCGGCACAGGGGCATCAATGCCCCACACGGCGCGTGCTTCACGGATGAGCTCGCGCTGGTAGGCACGGGAGCGGGTCTGCCAGTCATCGGCGGGGGCGGGGGGGGGGGGGGGCGCCGCCGCCGCGCGCGCCGCGCA